TTTTCTCACCACCCTTTATTTTTGAAGTTATCTAAACTTGACACCTTGCCTTTGTAAGCCGGCTCTCAAAGCAGTAATGTGTGCTCCGCTTTCTTTCAAGTGTTGAATCGTCTTAGCAGTAAAAGGGCGCAGCCCCATAAAGGCTGCACCACGTTTTGGAAAGTCATATTGATAAAATTTATACCCGTCACCATATTCCACAAGTTCAGGTAGGTTCTTTCCCGTTGTAACAAGGGACTCGCTTACACATCCACCAGGGTTAGGATCAGTTAGGTTGACAACAACCATAATCCCGCCTTTGGCGCTCCCCCCAGCAATCTCAATATTGTATGGATCACCAAGCCCACCATACTCACCACGTCTACGATACATACGAGGGGTATAGACTTTATAAACGACTTCATAAATAGTAGCGGCTTCTTCGTCCTGCACTTCTTTGAAAACCTCATTGCTCATGGCATTATCAACTCTCTGCATCAAATTCTTATTTGCTACTGCCAGAGCTTCACGAATGGTCATTCCCATGCCGCCACCTCCTTAAAGTCAATTTTTCTTGCTTTCGTGCAACTGGAGCAGTCCTTTCAAAATTCCGCCCTCGTCCAAACCTTTCGTCACTTCGGACAACTGCCCAGCAAATTCCATCAGATTGCTTGCATCAACGCTCTCTACCTTGGCATTCAGTGTTTCAATCAAACCACGCAGAGAACTGTCCAAAGTGCCAGCGCTAATAATACAGCTCTTCTTCCAGTCAATCGCCAAATTGCACAAATGCACAAGTTCACCCATCATAGCTTGATACTCGCCGTTTTCCAGGCTGTCAAGATCCATTGCTACATACAGGGCGTTCATAGCCTCAATATCCATCAAACTGCCGCCGTCCTCACTCTGCTCGTTTTTGAGAGTCATAATAGGGACGTTGGTACACATTTGAAGAATAGTGGCCCGTAGCATAGGCGTCACATATTCTGGACGGAAATTACCCGCCACATCAAAACAGCCAGATAGCAGCCGATTGATAAATGTAGTCTTTTCAGCCACCGTCAGTGAAGTTTTGATTTCAACATCAAAGGATCTATCTCCAACCGGAAACGATACATTTGTGATATTAGCGGCTTTCCGCTCCTTCAAAAAGGTCTTAATGGTGTTCACAGCGATTTTCTTCATTATCGTGTTCCTCCAAATTCATTTCATTTTCATAGCGAACCCATAAGTTAGGTCATCTGCGTGCTGGCTAATCCAACCGCGATAGTTTTTCTCTAAGTGGCAAACAGCGGTACGCTCATCACCGTCAAACCACTCCATATATGGAACAAACCCAGATCTCTCTGGGTTTGAAAGCAAGTCATTCTGTCCGTCGTGACCAATCACAATAATTTTGCAACTATCGTGAACTCTGGTCAGCACTTTCTTTAACTCGTCAAAATAGAAATTCTGCGCTTCATCAATGATTACGACCTTGTTCTCAAAATTTGTACCGCGAAGAAATGTGTGCGTCAGACACTCGATATAGGCACTTTGGTATTTCTCGTTGACCGCACCATCATGGAACGTGGTGTTGCGATTTACTCCAATTTTTGTTAATGCCTCATAAAACGGCTCAAAATACGGTTCAGACTTCTCTTCGATAGTCCCTTTCAAATATCCCTGCTTTTGCTCCTGAGTAGGAGAGGCAATATAAACAATGCCATTACTTCTACCATACTCATAAAGAAGATTTGCTGTAGCTGTAGCAATCAAGGTCTTACCCGTTCCAGCTTTTGCGTTACAGAATACAATCAGCTTATCCTTATTCCAGATTGCGTCTCGAAACGCCTGTTGCTGTTCGTCCAGTTGCAAGCCATAAAACGGATGCTTAGAGAGGGTTGTTGGAACATCATAAATATCTGTACCTGTATTCTTCCGTGCCATATTTTTCACTCCTTAAAGAATAGTATCAATATCGGTTACAATCTCATCGGCAATGCCAAGCTGAATCATTTCCTCGCTAAACATAAACCAATCCCTTCTGTAGTTCCGATCATACACTTCCTCCGTAATTCGAGTGCTGGACAGAATATACTCTTTCATCCGTTTTTCCAACTCTTTTGTAAATTCAAGATTGTCCAGCATTTTGCCGATGCTACCGATTGTGCCAGAAGATCCGTCGTGAATCAAACAACTGGTATGCGGAAAGATAAACCGTTTATGACCAGCCATAAGTAATAGGCCACCAGCGCTATACACCCGCCCCATTCCAATGGTATAAACAGGAGTCTTTGAGAGTTTAATCATGTCGATGATATGAAGTACCGTATCCGCGCTACCGCCATCAGAATTGATAAAGATTTTAATGGGACTGCGCTTTTCGATAGCGACACCCTTATCCTCTTCATTCCATTTCCTAATGTAGAGTGCAATATCAATAGTGGTATCATCAATCAGATCATTCCAAAGAATTTCCCGCTTTTTCAACCGTCGATAAAATTCAAGCAACGATGGGTCTGGCAGCAAATCATCCATCAGAGCCTGAACATCTTGAAATTCATCCTCAAACTCGCATTTGACGCCATTCTTCATATTTGTACTCATATCTTTTCTCCTTTTGAAATAGTCAGCTTATTCACAACGAAATGACCAATGCAAATCGCATCAGATAAATTATCGTTCTCAGTTTCAATTCCAAAGTTATCTTTTACAAATTGCATAGAAAGAACCTTAGAAGATGTCTTTTCACCTTTGTCAATCTCAGTTACTTTCGACTTGATTTCTTTGGTAGTTCTCCCTCTTGCTTTGCAGAAATTTTGCCATTGCGTTGGTGCTACAAGACCATAAAGGTATTCGTTTTTCTCACACAAATTAACGAGTACGCCTTGCAACTGCGCCAATTTCTTAAACGATTGAACATTTTTTCTTAGCTGAATGTCCTCGAAGAAAACAGCACTGATGTTATGCGTGTATATTACTTCACCTATCAACGCTTCAATGTGCAAAATTGCCTGTTCAAATGTATAGTTTTTATTATCATAACTCCATGTACCATAATCGAGCAGAGCCTTTTTCTCATAATCAAAAACGGCCCAAGCACCGTGTCTGGCCTGGTCAACGGCCAGGATATTCACCGCTGTCACCTCCAAAAGCGAAAAAAGGAGGGCATCAGCCCTCCTTTTTCTTTTTAGCCCTCTTCTTCAGCCATCTTCTTTACCATCTTCATCATTATCTGGAAGTTGGATCTCCGTCAACTCTCCAGAACTCGGTTTCTTCTTAGAAACCAACTTTTTTGCCCGACTTTTGCCGGCTACTGAAGCGTTGATTTCATCAAGAAGTTTCTGAACGCTTGGGATATAACCACTTGTTTCCCGAATATCTATCCCACGCTTGCATAGCGCATCATACGCCTTTCGAGCATCATGGTTACTCTGATACTCCATCAGCACGCCAAGGATATAGTAATGATCTGCCGTGTCGGTGAGAGCACGCCAGCTATGAACCTTTTCACAGGAATAGCAATACTCGTACTCTGCACCGCACACCTTACACAGACGCTTCATTGCTTACACGCCCACGCCAACTGCCTTGCCGACGAGAATATAGCAAAGCTCTTCCTCCTCGGAGCAGTAATCCTTCATGGCAGAAATGCTGAATGGGTGAGTCCCCTCGGTGGTCAAATTCAGGCTGAAGTTGTTGTCCAGCTTACCCTTGGAAATAACAATGGTGATTGCCGCAGTAATACCACACACATCCTCTGCCAGAATCTTGGCAATATACTTAGCGTTCTTATTGAAAGTCTCAGAACTGTCAGTTACACGCACAGCCTCATCAGTCTCATACTGGTACAGAACACCAACGCGGGTGCCAGCGTAAGAAGCAGGCAGAGTAATGACATTGCCGGTAATCTGAGCATTTCCATCTTCGGTGCCCACCTCAATGGGATCACCCAAAGACTTATCTTTATTGATAGCGTAAACAACAGTAGGCGTCACCAGTGGAGTATAAGCCATGGTAGCTTTCTTGTCGGTGCCATCGTCCACAATGGTAATAACCTCGAAATCCTCACCTTTGATTTTCTTATCTGCGGTTGCGACCTGCACCTCAGTACCCAACTGAGATGCCATCAGGCCAAGCTCCAGCTTGGAACTCTCACCGGACAGAGTAAAGCCCTTTGCGGTATCAAAGCGGGAAATCAGGATACCACGCTCGTCAGTCTTATCCACAGACTCACCAGTAAACTCGGCCTGCGGGCTTTCAATGTTACGAAGCACCCAGTTCACCATACCAGATTCCAGATCAACCTCTGTCAGACGGAGGAATCTGTTAATGACAGCGCTCTTGATATCAAAAGTTTCAGCCATAATAAACCATCCTTTCCTTGTTGCCATTGAACGTCACTCAGACATCCAATCAAGCTCTTTCTTATTTATCTTTTTCGCATCAACACAACCACTATAAATTCCAAGCATTGTGAAATAATAATGATCTCGCTTCTGCATACGTGTCAAACCGTCCATAAAAACACCTATCGGCGCATCCCAAACGGTATCCCAGCGAAATTGAGATCCAGGCATATTAGTCAAAGAAGAAACCAGCGGTTTCAGCATAGATACAAACGGCTTATTTGCAGCGTCTTCCCGATCATCACGGTCAGCCTCAATCATAATATCTCTGGTATAATCGTCATACGGTTTTACCACATTCTTTTTGAACATATGGATGTGCCGTAAATAGTCGGTTAGCAGTTTATAAACCGCTCGATCAATAACAGTGCCATCTTTGTTCACAAGCACAAAATCATTGAGGTCTTTTGAAATCATAGGCTGGAATGACGCTATATCCAAATCGCCAAACAGTATCTTCGTGTCGCGTTGTTGGATTGCCTTGAATGTAGACACAAAAAGTTCGTATTCGTCTACTGTATCCCAATAAACACCCATAGCGTCCCAAATTTCCACCTTACGATCAGCAGGTGTTGCGCAAATCGTCTGTGCAAGTCCAAAATACTGCTGCTCTCCATATTTGTGAATTTCTCGTAAAGTTGGGTTTCTAACCTCGATTTTCGGCGTGATCTTATACACATCACCAGTCAGCGCAACCAGATCGTCAATCATAACAATTCTGCACTCCTATTTCTTTCGTGAGTGATATATGGGATTTGCCAGCCAGAAAACCCATCATTAAATTGAACCTCATCAGCCGTACTCAATGCAATTCCACCCAGCCCAAACAAAGGCTCTTCCCCGTTATTCAAAATACGATCCACCTCATCTGCCAACAGGTCAGCTCTCGAACCTTGTAGCAAGTCAATTTGATGTTCGTTACAGATGATATAGACAGTAATTGCTGTCTCCTTCACCACATTCGAGTCGGTATATACCACACGACTTCTCATCGTGATAAAGTTTTTATCTACCTGTTGTGTGCCAGGGACGTAAAAATGGGTTTTGATAAGTGATGCCGCAGGGCTTTTGCTTCCCGTTTTTATATTTTCAAAATCAACCACGTTGTTTCCTGTATTACAAAGCAAATTTACTACTGATTGACTTTGTAACAGCTTTTTCCTCAAAAGACTCTTTTGCCGAATGATTGCATCAAAATGCGGCATACGTATCACCTCCCCTACCAGTTCACGATTTGAATTTTGATTGTAGCCTCACTGTTTAATTCATCACTAATAGCTCGAATCTCTACCTGTTGTCCAATATTCAAAATATTGTCAGAAGCTATAAGCGTAATTGTACCAGCAGCATCATCTCTCAATGTAACAGCTCCATCCAAAAGGTTGCACTCCAGTCGGTACGAAAACAAAGTAATTGCATTCCCATCAGCATCAATGCACGATACTCTGATTTGCTTCTGCTCTCCGGCAGCAATCGTATAATCACCGTCTAAGTCAGTCAAGGTGATCGTTCCATTTGAACCACTTTCGTTTTCTGTTCCACCAGATTCCTTACAATAATAGCCGGCGATCATTTCCTCTCGACTATCAGTTGCTTCATCAAACTTATCTTCCAACACAGCCCATTGAATCAGCCCATCGTTATAGTGCTCTGCTCCAACTGCATAAGAAACAGAATCAACCCTTGTAATCTTATATACAGTCGGCTGAACCCTGTTTTTATCCATAATAAAACGAAAACCATCGTCCAACAAAATTGTCTCTTCATTATATGGAAGATAAATTAAATGCTGGTCTTCACCAACATCTACATTTGTCTTTTCTGAAACGCCTGTGCCATACTGCGTGCTGTTCGTGCTGTATACAGGATATTCCACAATTTCACCTGTCAACGGGGACAACAGTCGAATCGTGTGTTTGCACTTCCACATTACGGCTTTCTCATAAATGCGGTTATTGTCTGGAAGCGCACTTACCATCCAAAGTGCATTATCATACTTCACATACTGCCCGCATTTCAAAATGCCAATATTGCAAAGAATTTGTCTCACAACCGTGCTGTTATAAACGTCGCTTGTCTTTTGCTGAACGATAGCTCTAACTGACTGTGGAATAGATACTATGGTTTTGTCGTAAATCAGAACATTACACCCAATGAAAGAATCAAGAACTTCTTGAAACCCATCTTGTCCATACGCCCAAAACTCATCATCCTCAAAGCCACTATTAAATAAGGGGCGTGTCATTCGATACCAGTTTCTGGATTCTTCTGACATACAATCACCTCTCATCCATATGCTGGGTCTTTTTGACGGTGAAGCAACCTCTCTACAAGAGCAATCTGATCATCAAGCTCTTGCTTTGTTACACGCTTCGTTGCATCTTGCCCTGTCACTTGAACATCTTTTGCATAAATACCATTTATCGCCATAACTCTGCTAAGTTCCCTTTGCAGATATGACACATAAATCATTTGTGCAAGAGTACGCACAACACTCCCGTCAAGTTTCTTTGAGAATTTTTCTTTTTTCTCGTTATATTCCAAGTCACAACCGATATTCAGCTCGTAATCAGCTACTGCTGTAGAAAACCATTCTCGCTCTAACCCCTTCTGTATTTCAAACTTGGTTAAAGGCATGGAATGGAACTTTTTCACAACTTCTTCATATGTTGTTGCCTTATTCTTCGCCATAGCCCACACCTTCTCCTTTCTTAGAATCAAACGGTAGAGGTATCAGCCAACTCACGCAAAGCGTCAACTTTCCAAGCCTCAGCCTCATCAGAGCCAGCTTGTTTTGCAAGTTCAACCAGCATCTTCTTTTCTGCGTCAGTTTTTACCATCGCTTGAAGCTGCTCATTGAATTTTGCCTTTGTACGAATCGCCAGCAACGCCTTAACAGCCTCCAAATTGAGCAAAGTAGGATCTTCCGTCTCTACGCTCTCCAGTCCAAAAAGCTGTTTGCGTTGTTCATCATTCACAATCTGGATACGTGCATGGTTCCCCATACCATCCGTACCAGTGAACATCTTGTTTCCAGTTTGAATTTGTGCCAAAACCTCCTCAAAAGACAGCAATGGATAGTTTTTTGCATTAGCTGGAATCTCAATATCACCCTGTCCAGCTTTGCGCCAGAATGAAAGAGGCCATGAACACAAATTGTTTACCAGAACATTGTTATTCGCCGTCATAACAATTCTCCTTGTCATTGAAAATTCGGGAGGGGTATTACCCCTCCCGTTTTGATTTAATTCGCCACTTAAATGGCAGGAACCTCAAAATTGGTGTCGGAAATCAGACCAATCTGATCCTCCATACCCTCAGCAATACCAGCACCAAGCTCCATATCGAAGCGGGTCAGATGCTGACGGGTCACAATGTCATCGCCAGTCATTGTGGTCATACCGCCACGCAGGAAGACCTGCAATGGAGACACAGCGCCACGAGGCAGGAAGAACAGCAGACCCTGTGGCATATACATAGCATAATCGGTTCCATCAGTATTCAGTTTAGTCCAGTTGATTGCGTTTGGAAGCTCAGTCACAATAGCGCCATTATACATATTCACAAGGCCAGTTTTACGGATCTCCTCAGCGACCACAGTGTTTGCATAGCGAACTTCGTCAGCCGCCAGCAGCTTAAAGCCAGCAAAATCGTTGAACTGGGACACTACACTGTAATCGCCAGCAATATTGACCTTACCGTACCGGCGCATAGTCTTCAACATATTGTCAACGCCTGTCTTGGTAATACCACTGGACTCTGCAAAATGCTTGACACCCTTTGCGTTCTTCAAGCCATTATACAGAACGGTCATCACATAGTAAACGGCCTTGTTCTGCATATCAGTCTGCACCTGGTTCATACCCTCGGCAATATTACCGTCAAAGTTACCGCTTTGAAGTTCACGATAATCAACAGCAAAACCAGAAGAAATAGTCTGGGTGCCGATAGGATACTCACGCCATTTGTAGGCCGCAAACGGCACATCGGCACTGGAAGCCTGGAACCGAGAATCAATGCTCTCATAGTTGTAGGTCTTCATCATTGGAGCCTCGTGATATCCGATCCGACGATAAGTACCCATAAAGTCAAACAGGCGAACGGCCTCCAAAAGTTTTGGCTCGATTGCAAAGCGGATAATGGTATTGATCTCGCTCTGTGCGGCATGGTCGCCAGCCAAAGCCTTAGAAGACAGCTCTTTCAGAGTTGCCACGGACTTGTCCAAAACCTTGGCATCCACATTGGGTTTCTTACCCGCTGCGAGAGCAGAAAACACCTCGACAACGGGAGAGTTCTGCTTGACACGTCCAGTATCAATGTCGGCCTGAGCATTGGACATATTGATTTCGTAAATCGTGCTCATTATATTCTCCCTCCTTCATTACTGCACACGGATAACGGCCAGCAGGCCAAGACCCATATATGCAGTCTTCTCAATAACCTCAAAGTACACCTTGTAACCAGTTGCATCAGCGGTCTTAGTGATTAGACCATCAGTGCCAAACACCAGCTTGTCACCAGCGGCCAGACCATCATAGTCGCCGTCCTTGATCTCGTACTTCGCAAACTCAATCTCCAGATTTGCAACACTGGTCAGATCGTCAGCACGGACATACTCGCCCTTCAAAACATCCAGTGTTTCACTGAAATTGTGCATCTCAGGCTTATCGTTGATATTGGTAACGATGCGGTGGCAAGCCTTAGCCTCTGCATCATCAGCGGGCAAGCTGGCTGTCTTTGCGACACGATCCAGAATGACACCCATACCGACCTTCAGATCGGTGGTCGCCTTGCAGTATCCAACATTCTGAACACCCTTGGCGAAAGCTCCAATCGTCTTGTATTTCATTGTTACATACCTTCCTTTCTTAGAATACGTTTACTTCGCCATCATCATTTTCCTGTTTTGGACTATCTGTGATAGCGAAAACGTCAATCTCATTTGTGGCGTTCGTCTCAGAGATGTGGTTCTCACGAGACACACGCACCATTTCGGTACAGATTTTTCCGACAATCGTGTTAATCTCTACACTTCCAGGATTGGCATTGAATGCGTCAATCTCTTCCTTGGCGATCGCACGCTGCTCCTCAGTATAGGGAGCCAGGGCAGCATTCAACTCGGCAATGGCACTCTCATTTTCCAGAGCGGCAATTTTACTGTTGGCTTCGGCCAGACCAGCCTCAGCAGCTTCTTTGGCAGCATTAGCTTCTGTCAGACCAGCCTCAGCAGCTGCCTGAGCCGCATTTGCCTTTTCAAAATCAGCTCTCAGCTGGGCGATCTCAGCTTCCTTGCCCTTGATGTCCGCCTGGAGCTGGGCGATTTCAGCATCCTTCGCCTCAACCTTTGCCCAATATTCATCCCATTTGGAATTGGACTCAGAAACAGCGCCAGAGACGACCGCCATCAATTCGTTCTTCAGCTTCTCATCCATTTCGATTTCCTCCTTTTTTTGCTTTTTATTATTTAACTCCATCACGATAGCGGCCTCATCAGCCGGTTTGATACTCAAAATCGCATAACCGCTATAATCATAGATTTGCGGCACGCGTCCTTGATCTTTCCAACCGCCGGAGTAAATAATGTGTCTGTCATGCTCGGCCTTTCCCACAATTTCCACAGATCCTTTAATTGTAGACTCTTCCATGTGTTCTCTCAGCCAAGCCACAAATTTTGGATAGCGCATTTCGTCCAAAGTACCTTCAGCAACTAATACACGCTTCGTCACTCCGTCGATTTCCACACTATCTACATATGCCTTATCAAAATGCCCAACCATTGTTGCGTCTTCAAACAATGGAAGATTATCCCGTGTCCGAACCTCAGTCATTCCATGCCCATACGGAATATCCCGATCTCCAGTTAAAAATTCAGCAACGATAGACATTCCGATTACTGAATGAAGATTCTCTTCCACATATGGTTCCAACCACGAGATCCCGTTCTCTTGCCATTGACTATCATCGGTGAAAATCTCGTGCAAGATCACTTTGATTGGACGCCTACCTGCAATGTTACATTTGCTGGAAACTTCATATCTTGGGGTAAAAACTCTCTCACCGTACATTTTCTTTCACCTCCTACGTATCTGAAGGAGACGGACTTGCGTTACCGTTATTGGCATTTGTTGACTCTGTGGCAGGGTTTACAGAAAGATCTCCTGTACTCTTGTCAACATCACCATCTGGAGCATCTTTGCCCGTAACAGTGAACGAGGTCTTATGCACTGGATAACGATTTTCAAAATCCTCTTCCAACTCATAATCCATCAAGGAAAGATAATCGTCGGCGTTGATTCCAGTTGAAGCAATCCAAGCAAGCAAACTACCCTTACCACGCGCATAGAGGTCTGAGAAAAATTTGACCTGTTTTTCCCTATTGACAAACGTAATGGGGAGAACACGAAACTCAATTCGATAACTGCCATCCCGAATTACGTTATAGTTCAAACACTTATTCAATTCCTCAACAATCGCCTCAATCCATGTAAACACATTGTTCGCAACAATCTCCATGTTTAATGTCGCTGTAGCATAGTTGCCAGTAGAACTTCCACTCAAAGCAGCAGAAGATATTCCCAGATCTTCGTTTACATCTTCCTTGATAGCGTTCTCGTTTTCCTCATCAAGCAAAGAAATATCAACTGGTAAGCTATCCATTTTTGTACCAGCGGCCAAAGAGAAAAATGCAATACCAGCAGAATTGGTGCGTTGAGTCAAAGCCTGTTTTACAGTATTATGCTGATTTTCCTGCTGTTTCTGAGACAACGCAGATGTCCCCTTGTCCTTGCCCTCTGGGAACGTCTCATAGTAAATTTGGTTGTTTACCTTATCAAGCACACGGCGTTTCGTATTGACAAAATACTTCGCATAATCAATATCATCCAAAGCGGCCACGGCAAAAGGGACGCCATATGGATCGTTTTGACCACTTTTAATTTTTGTTACTATGGTTTTTTTCCAGTCCAAACGTAACCATGTTGCTCCACTTTCAAAAGCACCATTGTGATACTTCACCCAACCATCTTGAATTTGGCGTGGAAACCCACTCAATTTGCGTTTGCGTTCATTCTCTGTCATACCATCAAAATACCGTAGGTCAAATGCTACCTCGTAGCAGTTGTTCCTACGGCCAATAATCCTCACATATTCGATTGGAAGAGAAATGACAACTGTGTTAATACCGGCTGAGTTAATATCGGTAATCCCTTGAATATCCAAATCAGTCAATGCTATGCGACGGTCAACAGGAACAGTTCTTGTCTCCATGTAGCCAACGTACATACCTTCGTTAGCATTATGAAAAATAGCGTCTCGGATTACCTCTTTGTATCGCATAGACCGAAGAACACTATTCATACGATCAGAACTGGTACGATACCCCTTACGCTGCACACCTGATTTCTTTGGCCTTGCAGTTACAATATAGTCCAGTGAGTGAAGACTTGTCAGAGTGTCGATTGCTGTTCCAACTGTACCATTGGAGTAATATGCCCAACGTGCCCAACGGCGTAGCTCAGTAATATATCGCATCGGCTCTTGTGCCATTCTAACTACTTGTTCTGTAGAATATGGCGCTTGCCCCTTGCTGGTTTGCGAAACAATATTCATATATACACCAAGCTGAGTATTGAACTCATGCAAAACCGCGTCCATCGCTGGTGCAACTGCGTTCTGCTCTGATACCATTTGCTGTGATTCACTTGATTGGATAATTCGATTCCACCATGCACGGATTTTTGATTCACCTGCCATAAGCCCTCACCTCCTTAGTTGAACAATGTTACATATTCATATTCTGAACTATCCGAAAACAGATCCTGCTCCAAAAGTTCAATAAAATAGTTGCCATAAGAGACAGACGTATATCGGTCTTTACGTGCTCCAGACTTTTCTTCAATCTTAATAAGCCCCGTTTGATTTTGCACAGTATACTCCAAACTAATCATCTCATTGATTAGAGCAACAGTCTCCAAAAATGGACGTTCGTAGAAAAGCTGTGTCTCCACATCTGCGGTCGCATAATCTGGCACAAACCGTTGCAGTTCCTCAACGCCCTCTTGGTTTGGCACCATCAACTCAATCATTTTGCTGTTCAGAGTATTCTTCATGCACACCGCAATCCTGCTGTTGGTTTCCAACTGTGCTTTGATTGAAAAAACAACCTCTTTTTGCCCAGCAATTACAATACGAGACTTCAAATTGTCATCATTCATACACGTCCACGGCTCATATTCAACATTGCGCTCAACATCATAGAGCACCTTCGCCAATGCGTCATAAATAGCAATACCTGCGTTCCGTGTATCCAGAACACAGTAATCAGCATCGAAGTCTGTGAAAAGCTGTTTAATCCGAATTGCCTGCTTGGTTGTCTCAAACTCTGTCTGAGGCTCCATATACAGCACTTGCCGGCGATAACCTTGCTTCACCTCAACATGATCACCATTGACATCAGAAGTTTTGTATTCCATACTCTCAGGAAGTGCGCGGATACAGCAAAAAATTGAGTTATCATTGCTATCTCCACCCTCTGTCGCAATATCGCAGGCAACAATACGAATTTCTCCTTGCTGTCTTGGAATTGCGAATGGGTTCTTTACTCTCGTAAGAACGTCCTCATTTTTCCTCGGATAAAATGGTCGTTTCAAGCAACGGTTCTTGTTAAGCATTTCATATGTGAAATAAGCATGGGCGTTTTCTGCAATCATTTGGTTTTCATACTCGATTGCCCAGGCAACACTGTCGAGCTTATTCCGCTCTTTAATAAGGAACGCTCTCGGCTTGATTGCGTGTTTCAAAGAAATGCTGTAATCCATTCCGATAATGATAGCAGAATCTTTTTCCAGCATATCCTTAACTATAATCTTCATCAAATCCCACATCCAATGGTTTTTGTACCATGCGGAACTAATGTAGACCTCTTTCGGTTCCTCAATCAAAGAGCCATACTCTTCATATTTCAGAATACATGGCACTTGCCGAACATATAGGAACGGAGAAAGAACCGTATCAATGATATTCTTCAAAATCATACGAAACTCTTCGTAAATCATAACAGTAGCACGATGTCCACGAGCGTTATCATTAGCCGGCACAACGATAATAGAACTGCCGTTGCGGAAAAACACCTCAATTTCGTTTTGATTATCCCTAATACGTTCAATTTCTTCCTGCAACAAAGGAGAACGAGGCAAAATCTCTTTCTGAATTTTTTCAGAAACAATCAATTTTGCCTGACCTTTTGTTGCTGAAGCCACAACGATTCTTGCACCAGGCCGCAGAATTGCTTCCTTACAAGCGTATATTGCGATGATAAAGGACTTGGCGGCGCTTCGTGCTGCAACAAGGCAAATACTCGGATAAATGTCCATTAGGAACAAGATAATGTGTTGATAGAGATGGAGCGTGATTCCAAAATAATACTGAACAAATCGGCTTGGATTTCTCCTCCAAAATGTTATCCAATCCATCAGTTTTTGGACTCTCTGTGGATCTCCCAAATAATTGGACGAAGAAAAATGTTCATGCAAATGACGTTGCCGCTCATCCATTACCTTTTCATACTTCATACTCACTCCTCCGATCCAGAAAGGTTAAACTCCTTATCCATTTCTTTAGAGCCAGTCAGAAGATTGTTCAAAGGCCGTGTCATAAATCTGGTAATATATTCTCTCAAATGGTCGTAATCGGCATAGAGCTTCTGATCCTTGTAAAAATCGGCCGGACAATGCTCTTCAATATCACGAATCATCACGCCCAAAGGACTCAGCTGCATTTCCGATTCCGCCTTTTTCTTTCTATCCTCAATTTCTGTTGTAGCAGCCTCAATAAACGCTTTATAAGAATTGGCAAGAGCACCAACGCCAGCTGCTCCGTTCCTAACGCTATTTTGCAGATTTAGCTTCAAATAACAAATAGAAACATAAAGTTCATCTTGCCGTTTATCCACAGGGGCACCACAGCGCTCTACCCAACTGTCATACTCGCCTTGCAATGTATCATAATCACTATCTGAAAAACCAAGCCCAAATCTGCGAATTACATCAAGATTTACACTGGTATCATCAGTATCAGATGCTTCATTTGGCATCTCGGCCTCCGCTTCAAATCGCCGCACAAGTGTGTCTGAATAGGTAGAATCCTCACTACTCTGGCGAATATTTAACTTTGAAAAATATCCGCTCATACGATTTCTATTTGCGCTAATCTTTCGTGCAGCTGCCCAAGCCGTTTCATTTACGCAAAGATCAATAATTTGACAGACACGTTCCATAGCAGCATCCTCATCCTTATCGAAAAATGCTACATTCTCATCAAACATCTCAGCTACACATTTTTTGCAGTACACCACATAGCCATTATTCCCTTTGAACAGTGGAGA